AACGAATCCTGAGACGATCACCCTGATAGTCTCCGCAACCCTTAGGCAGAGCATGCTCCTATTCCAGAAGATCATGAATTTCATAGATTCAAGCATCTTAAGAAATAGCTTGAGGAAGAGGACTAGGACTTGGATAAAATTCATGAATGGCAGCGAGATAATAGTTCTTCCATGTGGCAGAGGTCACACTCTTAGGGGATACTCCGCGAACCTGATAATACTCGATGAAGCGGCGTTCATGCCTGAAGAGGTGATCGCGAACGTCATCTTACCGATGATGGCGGCCACGGCTGGATCATGTTGGATGATCTCAACCCCATGGGATACTGACCACATATTTTACAGGATATGGATCGGCGAATACGGTGGATGGAGCAGATATTTTTGGCCATCAAAACTCTCACCTCTGATAAGCGACGAGTTCTTGGAAGAACAGCGGAGGCTGATCGGGGAAGAGAGGTTTATGGTTGAGTATGAAGCGAACTTTATCGAGGAGAGATCTAGCTTCTTCCCAATGAAGCTCCTGAGAAGATGTATAGAAGATTATGAGCCGAGACTTGAGAGAAATGCGATCTACGGATATGATCCAGGCGGCAGAGAAAGCCTAGCCGCACTAGTCGGAGTGAAATTTGATCCAAGAATCGGCAGATGGAGACTGACATTCTATCGAGCTGAGAGATGTGAGAGTTACACAGAATTCAATTCATTCATCCTAGACCTGCATAGGAGGGCGAAGATGGATAGATTGATCGTCGACGAAACCGGAATAGGTGGACCTATAGTTGAACATCTAAAGGAGCTCGGCTTACCGGTAATCGGAGTCAAGCTGACCGAGAAGGTTAAGGAAGAGGTTCTGGGAAGGCTTAAGCTGATGCTTGAAAAAAGAGAGCTTACCCTGCCAAATGATCCGCAGCTCTTGAATCACCTAAACTGCATCCAATATGAGAGGACTTGGAGCGGCGGCTTCAGATTCACCCACAGAAATGGAACGCATGATGATCTGGCATACGCCTTGGCCCTCGCCATCTATTATCCATCAGAATCCTTCCTAATTTGATACATTATTTTCCTCCTCTTTTTTTATCCAAAAATTATGGCGGATCCCTGACAATCAACGGAACTATTCCATCGACGACTTGCATCACACATTCCCTTATGAACCAGCTCCTATTCAACCCATTCTTCCTACAGTATTCGTCTATCTTCTCGGCATCCTCTACGTCACAGCTGAAGGTAATTATCGTCTTGACCAACTCCACAAATCCATATACGCAACAGGATTTAGATTTGATTCTCGGTACCATTTTCATTGAAAGTGGAACCGCTTGTTAAAGAGCTTGTTGAAATTCTTGGAAGAATCTATCGGCGGTGATGGGTAAGAAAAGCTGTAGAGGATTATGTCAACATATTCCGGACGTCGTTCATAGGCCTTGGTGGAGGCCTAGATTGATCGGCTGGCTTTACTGCCCAGTCTGTGGTGTAAGCTTTCCAGACTTAAAGATTTTCTATAAGCTCGACAAATTCGGTAGAAAGACCTGTATCTGCTGTGGAACGACTCTTAGGCAGATTCCAAGGAGGTCTAAGAGGTGGAAGAATTCACCTCTCTATAAGTCGGTCGAGGAGCCCGTTAAATCCACCTCCGGCGAGGAAGATGAAGAGCTTCTCCGCAGCTTGATCTTGGCCGGATATGATGAGGATGATGGCGATGAAGGTGATTAGGAGCAGGATCATCGCAGCCCAATCAGATCTACCCAAGATCAATTTACCTCCCCTATACTTAACCACGAATCCAGCTCTCTTAACCTTCCTCACCAGATTTCTTCACCCCATAGATCTTTACGGCTACTCCGTGAAGCCTGTGGAAGCGGTGGGAGATCATGGGCTTCTTCTCAACTCTTCTCCTAGTCTTCTTCACCTCGATTATCAAGGATGTTGGGATGACCGCGATCTTATGGCCTCTATTATCTTGGCCTATCCAGAGGACCAAGTATTTCATGAGCTTGCCTTCCATAACTCCGATGAATCTTCCAACGTTTCTCATCGGGGTGTCTAGGTGCTTTGGTTTCAGGTTTCTCAACATCTTATCCGTAACCCTCTCATAGAGGCAGGCGTCTCCCCAGAGAACCTCGATTAAGTCTCCAGGTCTAAGAGACCTTAATTTGTCATCCTTATTCATCTTCATCTCCTCCGATGAGCTTGATTCTGAGTTCGCGGAGTCTTTCAGCCAATATGTGGATTGCTTGGATCAAATTATTCTCCTCATCCATTTTCTTGATTCTCCATAGAGCGGTCTTCCCAGAAGTCTTCTCCGATCTCATCTCTTCCCTGATCTCCGCCAAGAGCCTCGTCAATTCCCTCTCATTCTCTTCCAAATCTAGGATTCCACGGTATCTCAAGATTAGTCTCGCGAGCTTCGTCAAGGCATCCACGCCCTTAACGAGCTGAGTGATTGAAAGTTTTCCAACTTTTTCATCGAACTTCTTAGACAATTCACGATATTTCTCGATCAAATCTATCAAAACATCTTCAACCGCTACGGAATCTTCCATGGCCATCTAGGTGATCAAAGATGAGAGAATATTTCGTATATGCGAAAAATGCTCCGCCGGCTTCGATGATCTTGGATGAGCTTGGAAAAATTGTTTAACGATGTCGAGGAAGCCTTGACGTCGATCGCGAAAGAGATTGAGGGTGTCGAGGAGGTGACGGTCTCAGAACCATCTCTTCAACGCGGATTCAAGTCTCCGAGAATCTTCGTCTGGATAAGAGATGGAGAGATGAAAGATATAACGATAGGTGGCAGGAGGATGCATAGCTGGAGATTCGAGTATGTGATAGACGCTGTGAGCGGGGATTCGGCGAGAGCATATTCTCAAGCTAAACGAATAATGTGGGAACTATACTCAAAGGTCATGAACGATAGAAGTTTGGGAGGATTGGTTAGAGACGCTAAGCCGATTAGATTCGAGAGGGTTGAGGCTCCATCCGAAAAAGTCTATGGCCACAGAATCTATCTAGTCGTGGAGGTGGTCGTCGAAGCTTGAAGATCGAGGGAGCGGATAAATTCCTGAAAACCCTAAACTCGCTCAACAAATTACATGTAACAATCTCTAGAGAACTAGCCGAGGCCATAAAATCAAACGCTGAAAGACTTGCTCCAATTAGAACCGGAAAACTTAGGAGAAGTATTAGAATCGTTGAGGGAGCTGGATGCTACATGGTCTTGATGGGAGGCCGTGAAGCACCCTATGCTCCATTCATCGAATATGGCACAAGGCCGCATATCATAAGGGCTAGGAGGGCGATGGCTTTAAGATTCGAAGTCCATGGAGAAACTGTTTACGCAAGATATGTTAAGCATCCGGGAACTAGGGCTCAGAGAATCTTGGGCAGGGCTGTGGAAGAATCTCTTAGAGGAATGGATGAAGTTGTTTCGAGGATCTTGATGCGAAAAATACTCTGATTATTGATGATGGGCTGAGATGAGATACGTTGGAATTGGTAAGGAGACTGGTTTCGGAAACCCTACAACCCCCACCAGATACCTAGACCCATTGAGCGTTAGCATAGCTGCAGATAAGGAGCCGATTTTAAGGAGAGGTATCGGATCTAGATGGCCCGTGGATAAAGCTCTTGGAAACATCGTCGTTTCAGGCGACATGGAATTCCCCGCAAATCCCGAGATAATTGGAGACTTTCTCCTAATGCTTTTGGGAAAAGTTGAGACTAGTCAACCTGATCCAACAGGAGCTCCAAACGTCTATGCTCACATCTTTAAGCCCTGCGAGGTGGGAGAGTCTCCGCCGACCTACACGATCGAGATAGGCCTAGATTCGACTGCTAGGAGGATAACTTCGGCGATTCTAGGATCCATGAGTCTTGAATTCGCTCCAGGAGAATATGTCTCAGTGACCGCGAGCATCCTGGCCCAAAAGGAAGATTCGACTGATCTCAAGTCTCCGAGTTTTCCAGCGGCCAGAGATTGGCATTCTGGAGATGTTTCAGCGGTTCTAGGAGGCCAGGAAGTTGAGCTCAAAGCATTAACCCTGGAGATAAACAATAATCCGTCATCAGATCATCATGTAATTGGTTCGAGGTATCTTCCGAGACATGAGCTTGGAGAGCTTGAGATAACCGGGAGCATGGATGTGAAGTTCGTCGATCGAGATCATCTGGATAGATTCCTAAACGATGAAGAGACATCCTTGACGATAACCTTGACCGGAGATGAAATCGAAGGAGGCCAAAACCATCAACTTAAGCTTGAGCTTCCGAGAATAGTTTACTCAGCCTGGTCTGGAGACGTAGATTCACCTGAAATGATAATTCAAAGCATAGACTTCGTAGCCATTAAGCCGAGTTCAGATGAGGTCTTCAAGGCAACTTTAACCAACACCGTGAATGAGTATTGAGGTGATCTCAGTGGCGTTTAAGCTGAAGATCGGCGGCGTTGAATATGTGATTAATTTACCGGCTTACGCGATCCCATACGTGAATCTATTGGGAAATAAGTTCGCCGCAGTTCCAGATAATTTTGAGGACGCCAAGCAGCTAGCCGAGGACTTGAAGACCGCGATAGATGAGCTTGAGAGATTCATTCAGCCCACACCCAACCCAGATCATTGGCCAGAACTCCTCTTCAAACTGATAATCGAGGTCGCGAACGAGATCCGAAGAGCCGTTAGGGCTGCGGGGTTTTCCGCAGAATCTATGGAGGCTCGATAGCCGAGTTATCAAGGATTTTAGGGGTTAGGCCGAGCATGATACTTGAATTCGATGGTCCGGCTGCGTGGATCTTCGACCTAATCTTTCTCGGAAAATCTTGGGGAGGGGTTGCTGAGATGATTAAGCATCGAAGAGATCTCAGGCTTAAACCTGCTCAGAGAAAGAGGCTCCTCTATAAGGGGCGACTTTAGATGAGTGGAAGAGATTATCTCTTAAGGGTTGTAGTCGAGGGGGTTGATAGGGCTTCATCCGCCCTCAAAAACGTTAGACGACATGTGGTTGAGACATCAAAGGAGGTCGAGAAGGCTTCAACGAGCTTCATGGAGTTCTCCTCAAGTCTTCGAAGAATTAGCGAGATAGCTGGAGGAGTTATAGCCGGATTAATTGGATTCAATATCCTAGATCGAGTAAATGATCTGATCCGTGATGGAGTTAGGGCGTTCGCGGAGTTTGAGGCGGAGTCGATAAAACTGGCGTCACTATCGAGGGAAGCAGGCCAAGACATAAATCTATTAGCACAATCATTCAGGATCGCGGCCTCAGCCGCCTCAAGAGACTATGCGATCAGCGCTGAGCAAGCCATGGCCGCCCTCCAATCCTTGATCAAGGCTGGATTATCCGGTGGAGACGCCATGAATGCTCTTGGGGCGGCGATCCAGATGGCTAGGCTTGAATCCATAGACTTTGCGACCGCTGGAAATAATCTCGTTCAAGTCATGGCCCAATTCGGGTTAAGCGGCTCTGAGGCCACGAGAGTTGTCGATGCGCTTGTTAATGCTTCAAGACTGGGAATTGGAACTGCCAATGACTTCGCTCAAGGCTTGGCGAATTGCGGGGCGACTGCGAGGGCGATGGGACTCGGATTAGAAGATACTACCACATGGCTCATAATCCTTGAAAGAAGATTTGGATCAGCTCAAGAAGCTGGAACCCATCTCAATAGATTCCTGCTCGATCTCTATGAGATCGCTGAGAAGCTGGGCATTCCAATACGGGATATGAGTGGAAGCCTTAGAGCCGCAAATGAGGTCATCAAGGATGTGATCAGTAGAGCTAAAGAGCTTGGAGGAGACTTCGAAGATCTCCGAGATCGATTAACCGGAGTGGATATGCGCGCATTAAAAACGCTGTTCACATTTACTCAGATGACCGAGAGATTCGAGGAGCTTAGAGAAGAAGTTGCGAGGCAGGGATCAACTTGGGAGGCGTATCAACATTGGCTTGAGACCACTCAGGGAAGATTTGCGGCCATGTCCGCTGAAGTTGACCGGATGAAGAGGCGTATCGGTGAATCGGCTTCAAGCATAGCAGTCTACCTCGGAAATATGTTCCTGCCAGCAATCGAAACAGTCTTCGCCTCATGGAGAGGTATAGTGGCCGCAGCGGTTGGAGATGTGGCCGGAAATCTCGAATCAGCGATAGAGGTTCAGATGAGGTTAGGTAGAGTCACGGAAGAGCAGGCTGGAGCATGGATCATGAGCTATGTCGAGATGGGTAAGATAACGGAGCAGGAAGCTCTAAGGATCGCGGAGCATCTCGGAATAATGACAAATGAAATTCAAGAACTGATTAACCGAGTGACAGCGGCTGGAGGCCAAGTTCCCTCGACATTCCAAAACATGGCAGATTCAGCTCAAATAATGGGAGACGCGTTAACAAATGCCATTAACAGGATCCAAGATGCCTTGACGGATGGAATAATCTCAAGTCAAGAGATGGAGAACATAATTCGGGCCATGCCATCCGATGTTCAGAATCTGGCTCAGGAGTTCATGAACCTCCAGATGACGATTCAGCAGAATAGTCAAGCCTTGATGGAGCTGAAGAACCAAATAGATTCGATAAACATGTCCATGATGGAGAACCAGCTGCAGATCATGAAGATAAGAGATGCCGCCGCGGATCGAATGGATCTGGTCTATGAAGAGATCCTGAAGTTAAGGGACGAGGCGAAAAGCATCTATGAAAACATCCAAGCTCTAAGCGAGGAGAGATCCATTAGGCAGCAGGAGATCTCAATTTTACAAAACATCATCTCAACTAGGGAAAGGATGGCCAACGTTCAAGAGAGGATCACATCTCTACAAGAGAAATTAACTAAAGCTCATGGAGATGAGAGGATAGAGATCCAAGAAAAGATGGCGGATTTGCAGAACGAGTATGTTTTGCTCCAACAAAGATTGGCTGCCTATGAGCAACAATATCAGATAATGGTTAAGATCTTAGAGCAGTATGGACTTGAACCCGTGGCTCTCGATCAAACTATAGAGGCGTTACAGAATGAGTTGGCTGCTAGGCAGAATTATCTGACAATTCTACAGCAGCAGATCTGGAATCTTCAGCAAGAGTATGAGCAGTATCAGAAGAGCATTCAGGCTAAGCAGAGATATGGTGAATTGACTGTTGAGGAGCAGCTTAAGATTAGGGAGCTTGAATCGGCTAACCGAGACCTTAGAATTAGGCAGATGGAGCTTCAACAACAGTATAAGTCTCTCCAATCCGAGGTGGATGCGGCGAAGAACCGGCTCCAAGAGATAATGAATGTGATTCGGCAGAAGATATCTTTGATCAATGAAAATGTTAAGGCTGTCAATAGGCTGATCGAGGCATTGAATAAGCTAAATGGAATGAAGATTACTTATGAGGTGACCGAGGTCAGAAGAACGATTCACACGAGAGAGGGTGGAGCAGGAATTCCGGAACATCAGCGTGGCGTATGGAATGTCAGGAGAACACATATAGCATTAATCCATAAAGGCGAAACCATTTTGCCTAAATGGTTCGCTGAGCCATTTAGAAGATGGATTAGTGAGAGAGCATTTAGTCCACAAATCATCAACGTTCATGTTAACGTGAATACTTCAGATATCTCCGATCCTACTACATTAGCCGAGGTCGTTGGCCGCGAGATTGCCAGGAGATTGAGGAGGGTGATGTAAAGATGGTCTTGACATTAGAGCTTTACGATGAGAGTTCATATTCATGGAGTGATAAAACGGATAAGTGTATTAGGCTTAGACACAGCATCTCTAGCCATGAACTCGAGTCGATCGAGTTTGAATTAATCGGGGAAGATGTGAGTGTAGGGCAAAAGATCAGAGTCAAGAGGGATAATAACATAATCTTCGAAGGCATAGTATATGAGCGATCTAGGAAGCAGAGAGGGGGCCTTCTATCAGTTAGGGCAACCGCATACAGCTATCTGATCCTCTATGACCGTCAGATAATCTATCGCATATATCAGACTGGCATCAAGGCAGGCGAGATAATTCGGGACTTGGGAAAGTTAATCGACGATGAATTTCCAGTCAACTTGAATGGAGTAGAGGATGGAGACTCACTCCTATCACCTTGGAAGATCGAGAATCGCTCTGCACTGGAGATCGTGAAGAGCGTGGCGAGAGGGACGAATTATTGGCTGAGAATGAAGCCATGCTTATCATACCTTGTTCTTGATGGGCAACCTGGTAATTATATATTGGTCAATCTTCCAAGATTTCCTTCCAGCTTCACAATAGCGTTATTAATTCGTAAAGATGCTCAACCACCTGATTACGGATTTGAGTGGATCTTCAGATATACTGGCTCTGGCGCTCGTTGGTTTGGATGGGTCTCAGCAACAATAGAACCGAACAATCCTTCTAGCACTATCTTCAGAATAGCCGATACTAGCAACGATAACAATGAAATACATTTAAGCTCAGGTTCAAAATTGGGAGTTGGAGAATGGTCATGGATAATATATTGGTATGATGGATCCACAATGAGAATTTACAAAAACAGTGAATTATGTGCAGAGAAAAGTGAAGCACCTCAAGTTTATACTTCTTCAGCAAGTCTGCAGATCGGAAGACATGGAAGCGGCGATTATCACATTCCATTAAGTTATGGTCAATTCCTCATTTATGAAAAGCCGCTTAATGAAAACGAAATAGAACGACTTGTAGCAGATCCGCTTAATCCACCGTTAGACAAACTATTTCTTTACTTAAACTTCACAAAATTTGAAAATAACACGATACATGATCTTTCGGGCAACGGCAATGATGGCGTGGCTTATGGCGACGTTTCTCAGGATTATGAGGTTTACCCGCAGTATGTGAATAGTATGCTTCTTGAGTTTAGGCCGAAGGTGATAGCATGAGCTATCCAGTCATAGATGAATCAATTGTTTTGGATGCTGAGTATAGTGAGGATAGATGGAAGCTTAAGAATCGTGTAATTTATGT